TGGAATATTCAACCCGTACGTCTTGAATGCGAGGGACGCATTCGGCAGGTTGAGCTGGGCGGATATCGGCCTTGCGCCGAGCGAGAGCGCGAGGACTAGCCCGAGGAGCTTTTTCACGGACTCATTTTCCCGATGAATTGCACGTTCAGAGCGTTCGAAACGGAGGCGCTGGCACGAATGCCGCCAGAGAAAACAAGCCCTCCAGTGGGAATCAGGTCGAGCATTCCATTGGCTCCAGCTGCAATCGAATAGTTTGGCCCGACGTAGTAGTTATTGCTCGCGTCGGTGATATAGAGCCGCACGGCCGAAGTGCTCGTGTTGTTGACGTAGATTCCCGTCACCAATGCGCTCGCCGTGGCAATCGTGCTGGTGGTGGCCAGCGTCAGCGCGAGGATGCCATTTTGCGTCAGGTCCGTCGTGTAGACTTGCGCTAAGGGGCGGTCGATGAGATCCCCTCGCGTATCCACATTGAGCGCATGGCAAGTGGTCTGATCCGCCGCAAGACATCCCGCCACGGTCTGGCCTGTTTGGGCGCAGAGCGGTGCCGAGAAAATCAGAAGAAGCGCGGCAATTTGTGCGACGTGCCGGACTTTCATCATGCTCAAAACCCCGCGCAAATGTATTTGATCGTATCTCCGCTGACCGTAACTCCCGAGATCGTCACTTGCGTTGTCGTACTGATTGCGCGGCTCAGATTTGCCGTCGTCTCATTATTTGAGAAGCAGGCGGGCGCGTGGGCGAATGTCGTTGAGAAGGCAATGACTGGCGCTGATGCGCCTGTCGTTGTTGTTGTTATTTTCCCGGCGGAGTTCTTTGCGCCTGCTACCAGTACACATCCATCACCGGTGCATGAAGTTGGCCGCTCTTCGGCAAATGTGACAATCCCGCTGGAGTCCGCCATTGAAGTCACGGAAACGCCCACTGAATTGACCGACGACCAACGATTAGTTTGATTTCCGAGGGAGATGAGATTGTCGGTTACTGGAATTACGTAGTTATTCGTTCCGGAGTAGCCAACTTTCACAGTATTAAGCAACTGCAGAAATGAAGCAGAATCCCCTATCGTAAGATAAAGGCCGCCAAACCCGGTAATAGTAGGTCCTGGATTTCCGCCTGCAATGTTTAGGTAGGGCGCTCCGGCCTGCTGAAGCTGCCACCCGGCATTTTGTGAAACTTCGTTGAACACCGTATAGCCATTTGTATCCTGCCGCACGATTTCCGAATAAGTTGCAGTGCCGCCATTACTGGGATAAAGCCGAATCGATCCTGGAAGTTGAAGCTGGTTCGTGCTTGATACGAAAGACGCTCCCGGAATCACACAGGCGATACCGCCCCCCGAACACAGGATTCCCGGCATGTTCTGCGAGTACATCATGGCGGCACTCGCGAGGATGAGGACGAGGAGGGGAAATACAAGTTTTCGCATTATTGGAATCCGTTCGCTTGGGCGTTGACCGAAGACGCTACTGAGGCGGAAATCTTGATTCCGCTCAGCCATACCGTGTTATAGGCCCACCCTGCCGGAAGCGCGGAGTTTGCCGGAAGCGAGAAGTTGCGGAGGAAGTAATTTCCGGCCCCATCCATGGCATTGATGGTGACCGTTGCTCCCGAAATGTTCACGATCGGAAATTCCGTCACAAGCGTGGTGGCCGTATTAAGGCTTGTCGTGGATGCGGACGCAACTGCCGTCATACCCACCGTTCCGGTATACGTCGCCGTGAATGCGGGGTTCGGGGAAATACCCTCGACGCTGGAAGCGGACGGAACAACGAAAATATTCCCGCTCGCATCGACATGCAGCGCCTTGCAGGTGACGGTGTCGGAACATCCGGCCACAATCTGGCCGATCTGCGCATGAATCGGCATCGGGGTCAGCATCAGCAAAAGCAGCAGGATCAGGGACGCGCTGAAGATTTGCTGCGGAGTTTCCAGTTTCATAAGAATCCTTTCAGGAGGGCCAGCCGTTATAGAAGTTTCCGCCGCCATCGCTGCGCTGTCCGGGCATTCCCGAGTCCGTGGTGCTGATTTTCGGGGCCGCGCTGTTCAGGCTGGCAAAGTAGGCCCGGGCTTTTGCCGCAGACTGCTGGAGAGAGACCGGGACCGCCCTGAAGCCCTCGCAGAGCCATTCGGAGAGCGTCAGCATGAAGGCGTTCTGAAATCCAGGCGGAAAGGCGAATGTGTCCGTGAGCGCCGCAAATGACGAAATCTGGTTGGGCACGAACAGTTCCAGTTCATTGCCGGTGCTGGTCGGGTAGGGCCATAAATAAATCCGCGCATTTGGAAAATCCCCGTTCATGTAAAGCTCTGTGGGGTACGGGGCGCCTCCCAGTGCGGGAGTGGTCACGTCCGACCATTGCATGTCGTTGTCGATCAGCAGCGGCATCCGCGAGGTGGGATTGCTGGACGTGATGATGATATTCGCCCGGGAAATCCAAAGCGGACGCGGAGTGGTGAAATCTGCGCCCACCGGCCCAATGGTGTACCAGTAAGTGGGGAGTGTCCGCGCGATGAGAGGGAAAGTCAGGATGTTGAACGTGTAGATCATCACGGACCGGACATTGAATTCCTCCAGCACCAGATTGGACTGGCCGATTGCATAGCTTCCCAAGCTGGGATCCAGCGAGTTCTCCTCGCCCGGGGCAATGATCCCGTTCTTGATGTAAGCCTGACAAATAATGTCGTTGATGGTCATGGACACGCCATCAGGGGGGCAGAATTGTCGATAAAATGCGCCATATGGAAGGCGGCTTCCGCCTCTGTGCACTTCCCGAGCAGTCTCAACGCGGCCCCCCGATTGAAATTCGCCCAGGCATTCATTCGATAGTCGGGATAGATCGCGATCAAGGTTTCCAGAAGCCCCAAGGCATCCTGCGGACGATTTTCCATATTATAGATCGCTGCCAAGTCCGAATAAGCGGGGAGCAATTCAGGGATCGGATTGTCCTGATTTTCAATGATCAGCTGTTCAAAAGCGTGCTGAGCGGTTTCAATTTCGCCAAGGTGTGAACCCGTCTGGGCGTCTTCGACTTTCGCAAGTACCTGCGCCGAAGCATCGTCAGGAAACAAAAGAACGATGTCGCGGAATGTCTGACGGGCCTCTTGAAAGCGTCCTGCTTTCGCGTAGGCCACCCCAAGGCTCATCATGGGTCGCACTTTGCCAGGAACAACGCTGTGAGCGTCGGTCCATGATTCGGCGCAGAACGCGGCAATCCCCAAAAGGACCACCACGCTCCACGCCTTGGCGACGGCAGACACCCTACTGCACGACCTCTTTGGCGGGACGTCCGCGCTTTTTCGGTGCGGGTGAGTCGTCTTCGGGGTCTTCGGTCGAATCGTCGGGAAGGGGCGCATCGTCATGGGTCAGCTGCCGCACTTCGTCCCGAACCTCTGCGATGACATGCGGCTTGAGCGTCCAGCCGTTGGCCAGAGCCTTGCCTTCCTCGGCCTTGGTGCGGACGGAAATGCTCTGACCTTTGGGTCCATGCAGCGCTCTGGGGTAATCGTGCGGAATGTAATTCCGGGACCATCCACCGTTGAGGTTTGTCGATGTGCGCGGCGCTGTCATTTCACGCAATTCCTTGCCGCTGTTGAAATGTCCACACTCAATGGTTCCGTCCTCGGCTTTCCGCCAGGCGGGCTTCGGCCACTCATGTTCCTGCATAAAATCTCCTTGAAATTGAAAAGTGGCGGCTGAAGCCAGCCGCCCAAATGAAAACTACTGCTGGAACCACCCCGTGCCATTGGATTTGAGGGTGATCGACCCAAATCCAGTGAGAATGGATGCAGATTTGTTTCCGCTGTTCACATTCGGACTCACGGCGATCGAAGCGGTATTGGTGCCAGCATTCCCCGATTCATCGCGAATCAGGATGGTTTTCCCGGCAATTCCAACCGCCGATGGAAGCGTGACGGTCCGGGTTGCCGTTAATGACGTGAACCCAATCACATCGTCGGTAATCAGGGCCGTATAGTTGACGTTGGCCACCGGGTGATAAACCTGAAGCGCAGTGCTGGGCGAGGCGATCCGCAATGCACCCCAGCGCCCGTCCGCGCAATTCCAGAGCATGGAATTCACGTTATCGACGATGGGCATTGCCGAAAAATACGCCGCCGTGCAGGTCCCTTGATAAATCTGAAGTCCGGGCGTGCCGCGTACGAAATACTGCGGAAGTCCGTAAAAGATCAGGGAATTTGCCGCATGGGTTTGCGCGATCGAGCCGTTATAAGCCCGCTGAACCGTCAGGGTTGTGCCGGATGTAGGGACCACGCGCACAAGCATGGTTTCCCCGTCGATTACCAGGAGATTGCCTGCCGCAATGGCTGTGGCCCCCGATCCGAGCGATGCCACCGTTACCGCGGTGGTCCCGTTGGTCTGTGCCGGACTGGGAGTGGTGATCGCCGTGGAAAGGGTGGTGGTATTGAGTGTGACTTGAGCGCGAATGTCAGGCGTAAACGCCAACAGCAAACCCGCCACAAGCAGGAGCGAATAGAGTCGTTTCATTGTGAACCTCCGAATATTTGTGGATGGAGCCGCCATCGGGCGGCCCCTCAGATGAGCCGTGGTTAAACGTCTGCGGCGATCAGCACGGACTTGTTTTCCGGTTCGATGTTTCCGAAGCCAAACAGCGAATCGCAGCGGAAGATGTCACGCGAGAGCACTTCATCCCACGTCACCGTCACGCGGACAGAAATCCCGGTTCCGGGAACTGTCTTTTCATCGGCGAATTCGATGTTTTTCGGAACACGCAGTTTCGCTCCCACCAACGCAAAGGCGTCGGGCGCGAACAATGCGGAGCACGTTCCCTGCTTGGCATTCGGGGCTGTGGTACCGGGCCACAACACGACTGTTGCGCCATTCTGTGGAAGCGCGTCCACGTTCTGGTACTGAGATCCAGGACCGGTGATGGCTGGAGATATCTGGATCGTGTCTGCGGCTCCTGTCAGCGTGATGGCCTGCGTGACAGTGAACACGCGAAGCGCCAGCACTGAACGCCGAGTGGCGGGATTGACGGCATACATGCCCGTCGCGCCAGAACCAATCGCGATTTTGTCGCCGACGTTGAGCGTGTCGCCATTTGCGCCCGTAATGATGAGCGAGCCTCCGGACTGATTCGCCCCCGTGACGGTCGGAGCCGTGATGGAGCCTGCCGTCTGTGCATAGAGCGACATGGATTGATTCCATGTGACGTTGGCGTACTTGCCGACTTCCATCGTTTCGAACTGATCGGTGATCGTGCCGTTGGGGTTGAAAAATGCCTGGCCGAGGCCGACAATTTCATTCGCAACGCCGGGGGTTACCACGCCCGTCATCTTCTTTTTCCAGCCCGCCAACTCGATCAACTTCTGAGTTGCACCACGCAGGACCGACAGGTTTGTGATGGGCGATCCCAACTGCCCCACCACATTCGAGGTATTGTTGAGCACCCACAGGGCTGCCGCCGAATCCAGATCCTGAGCGAACTGATCGGAAATTGGATCCGCGATCTGTTCGATCAGCTCCATGTTCGGACGCGGCAAGGTCAACGCCTCTTCCACAGAATCGAAGTCCACCGAGTACTGGTAGACCTGATCCATCGTGATCGACGACACGCGGTCCACCAGCGGTTGGAGCTGGAGGTCGAGGCCGTCCTTCTTCACCACGCGCCATGGCAGGCGCGGATAAATCGTCGCGCCGACAGGCATGTTTTTCTGGTATTCCTTGTTGAAGCTCTGGTCGAAGTTGGTGGCAATGGTGGACTTGTTGTACAAGCCCCGCGCAATGGCCATCGTGACCAGCTGTGTATTGATTTGGCTATTTGCCATGGACTATCTGCGTCTTTCTGCTGCCTCTCGCTTGTCCATCGCCCGCATGTAGGCCTTCATGTCACCGGATGCGGCAATGGCTTCCAGATCGTCCATGTGGGCGCTGGAGCTGGACCCGCCCACGTCGGGCGTGATCCGTTTGGCAGCTGTTTTGGTTCGTGGCGCGGCAAGCTTGACCTTGCTGCTGGCTTCGAGGCGTCCAAACTCCCGCAATCCCTTGACTGGCCCGACTTCCAGCAACTCTTCCAGCTCCTCCATGTGATCAGAGAGGTAATGGATCAGTTCAGGCCCGGAATCGGAATCGGCGATGGCGTTGGCCAACCAGAAATGCTGTGGACTTCTGGTGGCCGCTTCGACATCGTTCAACCGCTCGGCAAAATCGTCTTCCCGGAGCGTTTTGCGGAATTCAGCGGCACGTTCCACGAAAGTGGATGCCACCTTGTCCGATTCTTTTTGGGCTTGAGTCTGTTTTTCGGCTTGGGATTGCTGATTCCGCTCGGCGGCAATTGCGCTGACAACCTCATCTTTGAGTTGCTGGCGAATTTCGGCGCGGAGCGCGATTTCGTAATCCTTGAAATTGTCGAAATCGGAGAGCTGAACTTCCTTTTTGGCCGCGGCGGTCGCGGCGGAAACCTGTTGCGCTGTGGGTGCAGGCGCGGCCGCGCCGGGAGTGGCCGCTTGGCCGGATTTCAAGCGGGCAACTTCCGCTGCCAACTGTCGAATCCGGCGTTCACTTCGACTTTCCCTGGGCTTCGCCTGCGAATCTTTGGTGGCAGCGTCCGGGGCTGCTCCGCTTTCGTCGCCTTGCGGCGCATCGGATTCTGTTTCAATTCCCGGCAGTTTGCCCGTCTTGAGATAATTCGCCGTTTCAGCGGCAGACATCGTCTCGAATGTGGGCACGGCGGGGCTATCGGCTGACGGAGCCGTGGTTACGTCTTCCATTGTGATTTCTCCTTTGGATGTCGCCTGATTACGCTCAGGACGCAAGCGGAGGGGCCGCTGCGGGATTCGAACCCGCTTCTGCACTCGATAGCTGTGCCGTTCAAACCGAAATCTACTAATGCGGCCAATAAAAAAGGCTCCCGGAGTGGGAGCCTTTGGAGCGGATAAATTGTCTCTTGTCTTACATTGACGCTGGAGCCCCAACAGGGGGCGCGGCCTGAGGAACCGGAGGAGGTGGCGAGCCCTCACCGGGAGGAGTGGCCGCACCCGCCTGCTGGGACTGTTGTGCAGCAAGGGCCATTGCGCGGGTATGCGCGGATTCGGCCATCAGGGCGTCGTAATGCTGCCCCATCTGCTGCGAGATTTGATCCATTTGCGCTTCGAGTTGAGCGACATTTTCCTTGGTGGATGCGCCAATTTCCGCAACGGCCAACTTCGTGCGGTTATCCATTTCATTGCGCTTTTCTTCAGACTGAAGCTCTAAAACCTTCGCGTCGCGCTCTTGGGTCAGTTCGTTCACCTTTTGCGTCAGGCTATCGATGACGTGCTGCGCCTGCTGCTTCATGGCCATTGCGCGGGGATCCAGCGCCTTGTTCTCGTCCGACAGTTCGGGATACTTCGCCATGATCATCTTCTTGAAGCGATCGGCAATGACATCGCCTTCCGGCCCGAGATTCTTCAGCTTCGTGAATTGGTCACCAAACAGCATCAGCATTTCCGGGCTGGATTGCACGATCGTATCCACGAAATCGCTTGCGGCATCGAACTGGCTTTGATGAGAAGGCCCGGTGGAAATCGTTACCCCATACGCGCCTTTATTGAGCTGATGGAAATGGCGAGTGCCGTCTTTGTCGAAATACTCCTGATTGATTTTCGAAACTTTCTGATCTCCCGATGGCGCCCGGTACGGCATGGAGCGCGGAGTGTCGTGTGTTTTCTGGATCAAATCGCAGATCACGCGGCCCGCCTGCTCCAATCCTCGAATGAAATTGTCGGTGAGGTGATAGACCGCGCTTTCTCCGCTGGCCTGGATTTTGCCGAGCGCAATTCCCGACTTTGTCTTGTCGAGTTCGGGTGAGGCAAGTTGCCCAATTGCACCACGAATCGCATCCTTGCAGGTCTGAATGACCGTCATGGACACCTGAATATCGGGCGACCACTGAAGCTCACTCGGAAGCGGCAGAACCTGCCCGGTCACGCCGTCCGTGATGGCCTTGGCCTGCAAGAATCCAACAGGATTAGTTCCGATATTCGACCACTCATCCTCGTGGCCTTCAAACTGGCCTTCATAGCCCTTGAACCGAGTCTTGGGCATCATGGCGAGCATTTCACCTGCTGCCGTGCAGGCGAGATTCAGCAGGCCCATCGGATCTCGTGCCCGCCGGATCATTGAGAGCAACACGCGGCGAGGACTGCCCTGGTCATTGATCCAGAATTCTTCACCGAAGACGGGAATTATCGGAATCCAGTCGCCATCCCACTCTTCTGTTTCGAGGATTTCAATATCATCGCCACCGTCAGGCATGTATCGCGCCATCTGGCAGATGTATTTCGTGATGGTGCGCTTCTCGATATCCCGCTCGTCTCGAACCTCGAGCTTTTCCATTCCGTCCATCATGGCGGATTTGAGAATTTCAACACCGTCCGGCGTGCCATCGTCCAGCCAGAGGAGCTTGTCTTCAACCTCAACCGTAACGCGCCAATACTCGAAAACGGTGACAGTGTCGTCGTCGGTATCGAGGTCTTTGGCTTTCCGGTATTTCCGCTTGAATTCCGCCTTCCCGAGAACGTCCTCGACGAAGCAGAACATCGCGTCGGAGCAATCCAGCTCCTTGCAGTTGGGGTCCATCAGGACAGAGTCGGGATTGCTGACGGGGCGGATCACGGGCTCCTGCTCACGGCCTTTCGTGTTGGAATACTTTTTGCCGATCCGGATCCAGCCATACCCGCGCGTGGCTGCATCCTTCAGGGCCTTGATGTAATGAGACTGGGCGCGGGACTTGTACTCGATATCGTAGATGCGCCCTTGGAGCATCTTGGCGTCTTCCGCATTCGCCTCTTCATCGACCGGGTCTACATGGATGGCACGTTGCTGCTGGCGGGCCTGCCCCACGAACTGGTTGATGTATTGGGAGCCTTCATCGAAGACCAGATGGGGGCGCTTCTGCTCGGCTCGATCCCTGGAGCGGATATCTGCCGGGTCCCACGGGTCTCCAGCGATAAAGAGGACATCCTTGCCGCCCTCTTTCTGAATGGGCCCCCAAAATCGGTGGCACCAGTCATAGTTCTCCCGGATCTCCTTGAGGAGATCTTCATTGTCGCTAGCTTTTGCCATGAATTATGCGGGGCTGGTTCGTTCGGACGGAAACTGGAGCAGGTAGTCGATTAACTTGCGGCACGCTCGGGAAGCGTCCAACAGCGTGAGATGCTGAGCCATCCACATGTCGTAGAGGGTGGCGTTACTTTTTAGCGGGTCCATGCTTTACTGCGTTCTGCAGGGCCGCAATTCCTGCCTTGAACGCATCTTCGGCGGTGATTTCAACGCACATAATATTTGCAATCCTTCAGGCTTTTCTTTTCAACCATCCACTGTTCGCCGGTGATGATGCTGCGGATCACCGCTTCGTCGCCCATCGTCTCTACGATCAGGCAAGGCGGCCCATTCTGAAATCGCACGCAGTCGCGGAGTTCTTCCACGGCGTAGTCGGGCTGATCTCCGAAGGGACGAAGGATGCGGCTCACTTCACCTTCCTCAGATTCGGATTCTTACGATTCGCGGCGGCACTGGCATTTCGGGAAGCCGATGCGAGAATTGCGCCGGCATTCCCATGAGGAATGCGTTCCTTGCGGGCGATCTTGGACTGGATGGCGGCGAAGGGGTGCTTCATTTAAAATTCTTCATTTCCTCATCGCTGAATTCAATTCCAAGGCTCTTTCCCATCTGTCCAAGTAGAAACAGAGAAACCGAGCAGTTTTCATCATTACAGTTGAGGCGGTGGGATTTTGCGAGATCAAGGAGATTGTATCGCCAACTAAGCGGTGTGCGTCCGGAGGCCTTTACATGCGCCTGATGGCGGTCATACGCCGCTAACTGGTCAGTTCTCACCGATTCGTCCTTTCCCACTGCATCGACTTGGTCTGGGGACCGCCGGGAGTGCGGGAGGATAGCGCGGGATCTTGAATCGCACGGCCTTGCCATTCTCCGCGATGCTGTCCGGTTGCATCCTTCCAGGCTGAGAGATTGGATTCCGTTGCGGTGATCTTGGCGCCGAGCGCGCGAAATTGCTCGCGGCGTGTTGCGTTTTTAGTCATTACCAGACGTCTCCAGAATAAAACCGTGCATCCTGCCACCACTCTCGAATCATCCATTCACTCCAATTTTTGAGCCGATATCGTGAGCGGCGATATTGACAGGACTGGGTTAATCTTCCGATCATTGCGCTGCCTCGCTTCTGTTGTTGCCAGCGGTCAACGTCCGCGTCCTATTTCGATATCCGTCGATATGTCTATATGACGGGTATTGTGGCTGTGTCAAGCACTATCCCATGTAGCTCACTTGTGAGCCGGATCGCCGCGCGCGATACTTATCTTTTGGCTCTATTGGAGTCTTGTACCGCACGGCCATTCCGCGAAATGCATCGGACCCATGTGAGGCCCAGTCATGTACGGGGGTTTCGCTGAATTGATTGAGTCTCTCCTGATAGGTCCTTCGATATTGACGCAGGCAATCCATACCGCGGGCCGTACCGCGCTCGTCAAAGTAGCATCGGCTCAAAAATAACTGCGTCGCCGTGATGCCTTCCTCGACCGCGAGTTTTGGCGTCACTTCAAATTTCAGACCGAGACCAAACGCAATATCGCGGCGCGTTTTTCCAGAGGAGATCTCACGCGTTTGAATATCATGTGGCCCCCAGTGCTTGCCGTACTGATACGGTTTTTCCTTAACGGCCTTGATCGCCACTTCCAGGCCGCCGCCAATATCCTCGTAATAATCAATCAATCGGACCTCGCCCGATCGTGACGACTGCGAGAACCAAACCGCCATCGCATCGATACCCAAATCCCAATCGGTATCGACCGGCAACATGGGGTCGTATGGCACGTTGCAAATACGTCCACTTTCCCGGGCCTTGCGCATTTGATCTCCGTAGAACGCACCCTTGATTGCGGCTTCCGGAGCCAGGAACCACTCCTGGTCATATTCCGCCTGGGTCATCAACCTCTTGAGCACCAACGCCCGCTCATCGTTCATCGCCTGCCGTAACGCGGTGATCGTCGCCCCGCTCTCCGTATCGAGAGATGTGCTAACGTCCTGCCATAGTGCAAACCATTGAGGATCGTCCTTGGCAGCCTGGAACGTATCGTAGAGCTGATCTGTGCCTTTAATTGTTCCCGAAAAAATACAGTAGCCGAGGTGATCCGCGAGCGCCTTCGAGAGCACTTCGGAAAACGCATTGTTGGGAATCTGTGAATACTCATCGAGCGAGAGGCCGGATAGCGCAGGGCCGCGCAGCGAGTCGGGCTTATCCGCACCGATCAACTGTAATTTATTGCCGTTGGGATAGAGCATGAGCATTTCCGACTGATTCGGTTTCGCGCCTGGCACAACCCGCGCAATTTCCTGCAATGTATCCCACGCTCCCGTTAATTTTGCCTGATGGTAGGACGGCATCACGTGCCAGTAGGTGCGCCGTTTGAGCAGCTGCTTCAGCTCCAACTCCGTGATCGCGGGGAGTAGGGTCTTTAGCCGGCGCGATTCCCATCCATCGTCGAGGGCGGCCCGCTGGTGGTGGTTAAGGATTGCCGTCGTTTTGCCAGCGCGGCGGTGCAGGACGAGCGCAGCCCAGCGACGATAGGAGTCGTGTAGATTTTTAGCCCATACTCGGGGTTTGTACGGGATCGTTACAATCCGTTTTGGCGGATCCGGCGTACTCATCTACTGAGTATTATCCCGACATTCAGGCCAATCACAAAACCGCTAAATGACTGATTTTTAAACAAAAACTCACGTCGCATAATAGATATTATGTGGTTTTATCGTCATCGCCAATCCACTCAAATAAGATATTGCCAGAATGCTCCACTTTCTCGGTGAGCATCCCGAAATGTTTCGCCAGCATCTCCAGGGCTTTTGGCTTGTCCCACAATTTGACCTTGAGCACAGTATCGGTCACACCATCACCAGCCTGGGCATTTTTAACGATCGTCTCAAATCCGGCGAGTGTCGCGCGTTGATCCACGTCCAGCTCCGAGAGCGGCTTAAACGATCCATCAGCACGGTAGAGTGAGGCTAAATCCGCCAGCGCGATGCGAGCGATTTCGAGCTTTACTCGGTCGGCGGTGATGTCGGCGAGGGCTAACAATCGCTCCTCTTTTTTTTTACAGCCGCGAATATGTCAGCATTCGCAAGCAGGCGTGCGCCTTCGGTCCGGGCGCCATTTTTAGCATATCCCGCTCTGATGGCGGCCTGTGTGGCATTACCGTCCTTACGGTACTCACTGACAAATCTGCGCTGTTTAGTCGTCATACGAGCGGTTTGTAGCACAGAGTGATTTACCAAGTCAAGATGGGAGCTTCGCATGTCCCGCTTCCATCGCGGGACTGGAGAGTCGGTACTGGGGAGATGCACTGCTATGCTCGTGATGGCCTTCGGCAGAGCGGAATCAGTCGGGGGCTTCAGGGTAGCATGGGCCACCAAATACCACAGAGTTCTTGGCATGGTAAAGCCAATTCTCTTTCCACCCCTCAGTCTGTTTGATTTTTACATTTTATTTACTTGTGCTCACGTACACCTAGTGTACAATACTCCCATGATCGCAAAACGAGAGGACAACACAATGAAAACAGTTACGGTGGCAGCACACAAATACGACCCACGCGCAGTCTCATTCCGAAAATTCGACAACCTGCCGGACGTGGGATGGATCCGCCCAACCACTCCTGACGTTTCTCAGCTCTCTCCGTTGGCTGTATGGCTGGTTGAGCATAGCCCGCAGAATGTGGCCGGAAGAATGCCGCATCCGCAGAAAGAATTTCAGGTGCGTTTATTCTCCGGTAAAACCAACCGCTCCGATTGGTCCGACGCCCAAATCCGGGCATACGGGGCATATGCAGATATGCCTCAGCAAATCGATGACTACCTGTTTCCAATTATTCAGCCGGGGCAATCCGACGAGGACTACTGGAATACGGCGGCAACACTGATCCAGAAAATCGGCGCAGTGCGGGTTGCGATTGGTGCGGCGGAAATGGCGGTGGCGCAATGACGATCACGATCAATGGCCACACGATCCCTATAGACGGGATGATCCAAGCTGAGGCCATACAGGCCAAGGCGGACCGATTTCGAGACGCGGACGATTTCGACGGACTGGAGCAATGGCTGTATTCCGGCATCGGGGGCATGACTTGCGCGGAGTGCTGCCCGGTCACAGACGGCCAAAAATCAAAATATTCGCTTGACGATGAGAGTGGGCTAATCGTCAACGATTGTAATGGCCAGCCGTGCGATAAATGTGATGGGACTGGGATTGCGAAATGACCCCCGCCCAGCTCCTCGCGACTCGCACGCGCCTCAACCTCACCCAGTCGCAGCTCGCGGAAAAACTCGGGCTGCACCGCTCCGCGATCGCGCAGATGGAGAGCGGAGAAAAACCGATCCGGCTGGTGACGGAACTGGCGATCACTCACCTATCGTGCCGGACTGGGCGCCTCAAACCTCCGTAATTCTCAACTCCCGATTCAGCGCGTGGAATAGTTTCGCCTTGAGCGAGTAAACCGCTGTGCGCGCGCCTTTCACGTCCTCAATCACCACGCGCCGATCCTGATCCTGATAGCAAAAATCCCCGATGTAGGTACACACCTTCACGCCGTTCACCACCAGCGGAAATTTCGGCTGCAATGCCAGGTTGTGGATTATGCCGATTCGCTCCAGCATTTTCAGTTCGGAATACCGCGCCGCCTCTTTTTTCGAGTGAAACACGATCCCGTCGATCTCGGTTTTGACGGCGCGGTATTTGGTCATTCGACCGGAGGCTCCACGCCATCCAAACCCATCTGCCGTTCATCCATGCCGATCGGTTCGGTCGTAATAACCTCGCCCGTATCGCGGCGGATAAGCTCTTTTGCGAGTGTTTCCCAGTGATAGATCCAATCACACGCCACCTCCCGGCGCTCAATACCGTCACGAATACAGGAAACATATCGGCGAATACCTACTTCAACCGCCGAAGTGCGTTCCTTAAATCCGGCCTTCGCTTGGTTCAACTCCGCTTCGATCTGATCGAGCTCGCTTTCCGCATCGGCTAGACGCCTCCCGAATTCCAACTTTTCACTGTCAGATAACACGCACGGAAGGTCTCTTTTCGTTTCCTTCGATAGTGTTCGAGTCTTCTTATCCTTCATAATTTCCCTTCGTTAGTGACGGATTCATTTCCGCCGGATCGCTCATAGCAGTTTCATCTTTCCGCCTACTTACTTCCCATTTGCCTTTACAGCGCAAATCACACTGCCGGACAGGGAATCCATCGGGCGTGGTGCTGGTTTTCGCGTGGCGGCCCATTTCCGTGCGAAATCCGGGCATGTCTGGCTTTGCTTGAGCGCGCACTGCGCAGGGTGCTCGCAATTCCACTCGTGCGGAATTTCGCAGGTATCGCAAAAATGTGGCCCGTGAGGCTTCGGGATTGCTGGCGGCGGCACGGTTCCCGCAGGCCCGTGGGGTCTGAATTTCCGTGAGTTCCGCATCCAGTTCCGCCAGGTTGCCACCCAGTCGGATTTCGTGCCGCCCGAACCGCGGAAATGGTCGAGCATCGATGCGGTTTCATTTGCGATTTCCAGATCCGTGAATCCGGGACTTTGCGACGTGGCCCATTTCCGCATTTCCGGCGTGATTGTAAAATCCGGCGGCGGTCCGGTTTTTTGTGAGATTGGCCTGGAGCGCAAAGCGCGTATATCCCCTTCTTTCTCTTTCCCTATTCTTGTTCTTGTACTAGGACTAGGAGTGGGCTTGATTTCGCTTGAGGCTTGCTCAAGCGACCCTTGCTCTTTAAGTTGCTGTTCTTTCTTTAGTTTGCGGCGTTCCGCAGAAACACGCCCTCCGGTCTGTCCGGAAAGTTTTTGTTGCTTGCGAAACTTGTTGCGGCGCGTGCGCTCAAATTCGAGCGCAGGCGATGTCAGTTTTTGAGCATCTTTCCGGGTGGAAATCAGGGCCATTCGAAACTCCTCCCAAGCCGGAATAAATCGGTCTTCAGGGAGCTTTAAAATCCGGGCAGTTTTCGAGGCGTCATCCGGCACACTTCCATTGATCCAGATTTCATCCAGGACTTCCCGGTAAAAAAGACGCGCATCCACACTCATTAATTTGACAGTCTGCGACTCTCGAAATCGGACCGGATCGAAATAGTACCCATCACGTTCTTTCATTTACGTTGAGGATTTGCCCTTCGCCCTGCAAATCCCACACATCTTTTTGCCGGCGAATTCCTTCGCCGTTCGGCGCAAGTTACAATCCGGGCAGACGCGGCCATGCAACTCAGGTATCGCCTGATCACGGCTACCAAACGACGCCAGCGCGTAAGAGAGCAGGGCTTCCCGTTTCTTCACCGGGCCGCCATTACCGCGCTCGAAATCCCCGCAACGCCGATCAGGATTAGCATGATCGCAAGCCACGGCACACGGTCAACCCTGTTCGGGTGACGCCTTTGGAAGTCCGCACGGCCTCCGTCGAAATAACGCCACGCACGCTCCTGGGGTTCCAAATCGCGAATGTCGGACGCGAGGTTGTCGGGAGTGAGAGTTTTCATTTCAAACTGCCTTTCGGTTAGTGGTTCGGGACGAGAAAATCCACAGGACTGCACCAGAATTGAGCAGAGCAGAGTTCTTTATTGTGGAATTGTTATGTTTTGCGTTATAACAGTAAGTGTTTGATTGTGTTACACTTAGCGTCTTATAAGATGTGTTATGTGGGAAACTCATTCTTTTCTACTTTATTTGCAAATATGTCGCGTAAACATTGGCGTTTTAGTCCATCGGCTCGTTTGAGCCAGCCGTGGGTGGTTGCAGAGTCTGTCGCATAACGGTTCGCATCCGTCGCTTGTTCAGATAATCCTCTAAATCCTGCGGCCTCAACCTCTTCTGGTTGCCGACGCGTATCCAGGGTAAAAGTTTGGTGTGGTAGCACCATGTCCGCGAAACACGCAGGTACGCCATAACATCTTCGACCGTCATCAGCGCTTCTTCAGGCATTAATCCTCCGCTGTTACTCGCCCTTGTTCCGTCACGCTTCCTCCCTGGCTCTCGCCATTTCCAGCAAGCCAACCTGTCGATCCAGCACCGCCTGTAACCTCTCCCGCAGATTCCGCTTCATCGTTCGCTGAAGTTGCTCCTTGAGGATCTGAATTGAGGATTCGAGTTCTGAGATTGTCATTTTCTGAAATCCTCCCTTTTCCACTTCCCCGCCATTACAAAGCTGACACATCGCGGACAGTCGGCACATTTCCATGTCACGCGCGTGGAGTTATTCGCAGCTCGCTTGGTCTTGTCGATGGCCAGCCGATGGGTTTTGCAGAGTGGCTTGCAAATGGGAAGCTTCACGACTTCCCTTTCGCGAGTG